TAGCTGAAGCGGCACCTGTGGCACCAGCAGTAGAAACTGCTCCTGTAGCTGAAGCACCAAAAGCAACAGGATCAAAAGCAGAAGATATACTTGCAATGATCCGTTCAAGACAGTCGTCTTAATAGATTAGATTATCGGGCGTTGGTAACATCGCCCTGATAACTACTGATATGAAGATAGCAATTACAGGACACAGTGCAGGCATAGGTCAGGCACTAGCAAAACAATACGAAAATCGTGGTCATGAGATTGTAGGTCTCAGTAAACGACACGGCGATAATATACGAAATATTCCAAAGATTATAGAAAAAATTAAAGATTGTGACATGTTCATTAACAATGCACAAAGCGGATACGCACAAACAGAATTATTATTTGAAATATGTAAAATTTGGAGAGATATTCCTAACAAACATATTATTAATATATCAACTATGATGACACTTAATCCTACAGTAGACGAAGCATCAATGATTGAATATAAAAATCAAAAACAAGCACTGGAATCTGCTCATTGGGAACTAGCACACAAACAATGGTGGCCACAAATGGTATTAGTTAAACCTGGAGAAGTTAAGACAGGAGAATGGAGCGGTCCTAAAGCAGTAGATGTTGATAAGTGGGCAGAAAAAGTTGTCGATACCTTAGAAAGAATTGATCCAGCAATGAAAGTGTATGAGTTAAGTTTAGGGGTTGATTATACTAATGGATCCTAAAGAATATTTAACTAACAAAAAGTTTTGTCCTATACCTTGGACAGGATTTATGTATTTCCCAGGCGGAGATGTACTAAACTGTATACGTAGTCAACAACCTATAGGAAATTTAAAAGATAATTCAATACACGATATATTGAAAGAGAATACAAAGACTAAACAGAACATGCTTGACCAGAAAGACGGAATAGGGTGTAATGTATGTTATGACCTCGAAGGTGACAAGAAAGGTTATGACATGATCAGTGATCGTATCTTTTATCTTAAAGAATTAAAGACTGTTAACAATACACTGTATGATCAAGTGGATAATTTTGATCTGCACACGATAGATATACGTTGGTCAAATGTGTGCAATCATGCTTGTGTATATTGTGGACCTGAATATTCTAGTAAATGGGCAACTGAACTAAAGATTAAAGTAGCAGAACCTACACCGGAGCGTGTAGCAGAACTTAAGAAGTTAGTGTTTGATAATGCACATCAACTTAAACATGTTTATATGGCAGGCGGCGAACCTTTGCTAATGAAAGAAAACTTAGAGTTATTAGAAATACTTCTGAAAAAGAATCCTGATGTCAATTTGCGAATTAATACAAATCTCAGTAAAACAGGAACAAAAGTATTTGATAAAATTATGGAGTTTAAAAATGTACATTGGACTGTTAGTATTGATACAATTGAAGAACAGTTTGAATACATACGTTACGGTGGTGTATGGAAAGACTTTAATGAAAACTTATTACAGTTAGTTGGAAAAGGACACAAAGTAAGTTTTAATATGTTATGGTATGCTATGAATTTTAAATCAATATTTGACACTGTTGACTATCTTAAAGAACTAGGATATCATAATAATAGTTTTATAATAGGCCCGTTGCTTGGTCCTGATTGGCAAGATGTTAGACAGTTATCAGATAACGTCTTAGAGGAACTAACAGTAGAACTCAATGACAGGATTAAAAAACAACCAGGATTTCTATTAGAAGATAGTTATCAGAATATGTTAACACACTTAACACACCCATTTAAACGTGATGTAGAAGCATTAGAAATTAATTTAAACATGTTAGATATGCGTAGAGGACTAGATAGTAGATTAGTATTTCCGGAGATGTATAAATGTTTACCAAACTAGACGACATATTATTTCCAAACAAAGTTGAGGTCATTGACTACAACGGCAAATACATTTACCCTATTTTTAAAAATGCAAGCTCAAGCCTATTAGAATATGCAAAAGATAATAGTTATAAAGTTATTTTTAATGAGCAAATAAGAAAATTAAACACCATTGAAGTTTTTATTCGAGAGCCCAAAGAAAGATACGTTAGTGGGGTATCTACATATTTGTTTAATAATAGTTTAGATATTACTGCAATAACACCTGGTATATTTTTAGATAGACATTACTTGCCACAATTACATTGGTTAATAAATTTAATGAGATATATGGATGCTGATAGTAAAATACATTTTCATAGCTTGGAAATGATTAAAGAATTTACTCCATTACAAATAATGCCTGAGAAAGTTAATATAACAGATACCAGCATAGCCGACCATCAAGAATTAGAGATGTATATGAGATTAGACAATTTAATACTTAATCAACTAACAGGGCAAAGTTGGACACCTAATCAGATAATGACACATCTAATGACACAAGACCCAATGGCCTATTTTACAGTTATTGGTAAAACACAAAAACTAGCAGAGGTAACACATGTTTTGCCCACGCCTTGATCACTTTGCTCGATTAAATGAAGATAGTACAGTCAGTCGTTGCGGGCATATGGTAAATGCCCCTCGTTTTACTTCGTATAAAGAAATGGAAGACAGTGACTGGGCAAAACAGATAAAAGACACTGAAGAATGGCCTGCTGAATGCCAACGATGTCAGACAACTGAATTAGCGTCAGGAACCAGTATTCGAATTGATAGTATACGCAGAGACAAGCTGTTAAAGACATTCAAAGATGACTATCTCATTATAGGTGGTGTCTTAGACAACGTATGCAACTCAGCATGCCAGTTTTGCTACTCTGGGCTGTCAACGACTATCGGAAAATTAGAAAAGAAGGTGATTAAATTAGAAAACGTAACAGCATTTGATAGTCTGCCAAAGGATCGCATTGTTGAATTAGATATTAACGGTGGAGAACCTAGCTATAGTAAGAACTATGCTCGACTGTTAGACAACTTACCACCAAATGTTAAGGTAGTTAGAATAAACACCAACGGAACAACAGTAATTAAACAGATAGAAAAACTACTAGAACGTAAGATAAAAGTCATAGTAACATTAAGTTTTGACGGTACTACACAAGTACATGAGTATGCTCGCTTTCCAATTAAGTGGACAAAATGGGATCAGGTTGTTAGAAAGTATAAACACTTGGCAGACAACCATAAAAATTTAGAACTTGGCTTTTGGAGTACGCTAAACGTTTATACTATTAACGACTTAGAAAATATGTTAAGGTACGCAGATCAAGTAGGAATTCCTTTTAGTTACGGAGTACTTGAATACCCCGAACAAATGAATATAAAGTACGAAAATGAGTTTACCAAACAGGCACGCAAAAAATTTGAGAAATCGGACATATTGTTACTCAAACAACTTGCACCTTTGGTTGCATCAAGTTATAATAATACAAACGAACTAGTAGAGTTTATAACTAAGCAAGATCAAGTACGAAAAATTAGTTATAAAGACTACTACACAGATATAAATTTAGGAGAATAGCATGGCCAAACCCTTTGACGCAAGTAAATTTAGAAAAAGCATTACTAAAAGCATTCCAGGAATGAGTTTAGGATTCAATGACCCAACAGATTGGGTTTCAACAGGTAACTATGCCTTAAACTATTTGATTAGTGGTGACTTTACTAAAGGCATTCCGTTAGGTAAGGTAACAGTGTTTGCTGGAGAGTCTGGAGCAGGTAAGAGTTACATCTGTTCAGGTAACATTGTTAAAAATGCACAAGATCAAGGTATATTTGTTATCTTGATTGACAGTGAGAATGCACTTGATGAGAAATGGCTACATGCCTTAGGTGTTGACACAACAGAAGAGAAACTACTTAAATTGAACATGGCCATGATCGATGACGTAGCTAAAACTATTTCTGAATTTGTAAAAGAATATAGAGACATGCCAGCTGAAAATAGAGCTAAGGTATTATTTGTTATTGATTCGTTAGGTATGTTACTAACTCCTACAGACGTTAACCAGTTTGAAGCAGGTGATATGAAAGGTGATATGGGTCGTAAACCTAAAGCATTAACATCACTAGTACGTAATACTGTTAACATGATCGGTGCACTTAATATTGGGATAGTATGTACTAATCACACATACGCTTCACAAGATATGTTTGATCCAGATGATAAAATATCAGGTGGACAAGGTTTTATTTACGCATCAAGTATTGTAGTTGCTATGAAGAAACTTAAACTGAAAGAAGACGAAGGCGGCAATAAGATATCTGATGTTAGAGGTATTAGGGCTGGGTGTAAGGTAATGAAAACACGTTATGCAAAACCATTCGAAGGTGTACAAGTTAAAATTCCTTATTCAACAGGTATGAGCCCTTACAGTGGACTAGTTGACATGGCTGAAAAAGCAGGCTTGCTAGTTAAAGACGGCAACAGATTACGCTTTGGTGTTGCTGATAGTGCTGACGAAATTAAAATGTTTCGTAAAGCCTGGGAACTAAACGAAGATGGCTGTCTAGATAAGATTATGGCAAGTTACGGAAAGATAGCAGAAGAGATAAGTATTGAAGAAATAGAAACTATGGACGATACTGCTGTTGAACAACAAGCACCAGATACCGTAGTTAAATCTTCAACTACAAAGGAAAAATAATATGTCAGAATCATTAGTATCAGCCGCTGAAGTATGGTTAGCTGTTAAAGATCATGTCTCAGATGAAAAACAAGCCGCAATGGATGTTGTTAATGCACTAATTGACAACCTAGGTGTTGATGGTGAAGCCATTAAATCTAGTGATCTTGGTCAGGATAAAGATATCAAACATGCGTTGTCAGCCTATGTGTTAGATGAGGTAGAGGAAGACGACGGTTTAGACACTTGGGGCGATGAACAAGACGACAGCGATGAAGAAGAAGACGATTACTAAATGGAAAAAAAGTATTTTCCAATTAAAACAGCCACTGCGTGTCTAGCAAAATGGTCATTTAGTAAAATAGCACTACATTTGGGGGTAACTTCTAGCTGTCATAGAGTAATTAATCATAAATTTGACCTAGAAACTTTTAACTTTCATAATACTCCGGAAAAAATAGAACAAAGAGAAACAATGTTACAAGGCGAGTGGCCTGATGGCAAACCTAACCCTGCAATTGAAACTACATGTAAGCAGTATTGTGGAAAATTTGAAAAGAATAGCGGTGCGAGTGACAGACAGTTCTTTAACAGCCTACCTAATTTGTATCCCGATGAGCTCGACGATGACCCAACACTAACTCAAGTAGATCCAACAATATTAGAAGTTTATATAGATAATACTTGTAATTTAAAATGTGTTTACTGTGTCCCTGAATTAAGTTCTGGAATAGATACAGAAATGAAAAAGTTTGGACGCTTTGAAAAACATAATTTAGTATTAGAAAGTAAATTTAAACATCCAGATAATTTTAGTCATATTCAAGAAAAGTTTTGGGAATGGATGCACCTTAATGTACATAAATTGAAAAGACTACAACTGTTAGGAGGCGAGCCATTCTATCAAAAACAGTTTGATCAATATTTAGAGCTGTTTGAAACTATTCCTTGTCCTAATCTAGAACTTGAAATAGTTAGTAATCTAATGATAAAACCAGCTAAGTTAAAAGGCTATATGGAACGTGTAAAGAAACTAATAGCTGAGAAGAAGCTGGGTAGATTAGACATGCACTGTTCGATTGATTGTTGGGGACCACAACAAGAGTTTACCAGATATGGAATAGAGTTGGTACAATGGGAAGAAAACTTTAAATATCTAATCAGTGAACGATGGATTAAATTAAATATCAATGGAACTATCTCGGTATTAACAATTAAAACAATACCGGGGTTACTCAAAAAATTAAAAGAGTGGTCTAAGGATAGAAAAATAGAACACTATTTTACACAAGTTTTTTTTCCAGACTACATGGCTCCTGACATATTAGGCGCAGATGAATTTAGCAACGATTTTAAAACTATTTTAAATCTTATGGAAACAGACAGTTATCATGGTCCTAGTGCAAAAGAGCATTTTACTGCTATAACAAATAATGTCAAAAACAGTAGACTTGATAAACAAAAGGTGTTACAATTATTAACATACCTTGATGAATTAGATAGACGCAGGGGCACAGATTGGAAACTGTTATTTCCATGGTTAGAGGAGTATAGAAATGTGGTACAATAAGGTAGTTGAAAACATTGGTAACTTACCAGACTTCCTAATGCACTATCGGAATGAATTACTAGGTGCCAAAAAAGATGTTAGTATCTACGGTTATGTAGAACGTAATATAGCAGACTTGCCAGGTATTACAGAACATCGTTTCCATCAACTACAAGAAATAGAAGCAGTATTAAATTTCTTAAACATACAATTGCGTAAGATTCGACGCAAGCACTTTCAAAAATATCTAGAAGCATATCAACGAGCATTAACAAGTCGTGATGCTGAAAAATATGTAGACGGTGAAGATGAAGTTATCGAATATGAAACACTAATTAATGATATTGCTTTACTTAGGAACCAATGGTTAGGGATAATGAAAGGACTTGAAAGCAAAAACTTTATGTTAGGGCATGTGGTTAGATTGAGAGCAAGTGGAATGGAAGACATACAACTATAATGTTTGGATCCCCACAAGAAAGTCACCTTCACTCACGTGAAGTATTAGATGTTATAGAATCCTTTTATGAGTTTATGATATCTGTTGGTACCGTTGCTGATATGGGCGGAGGCACAGGCCTAGATGCAGAATGGTGGGCCAATAGAAAAACAGACCCTGAGGTTGAATCTTCTGGCATTGCCCAACCGTTGAATATCAAAAGTTTTGTAATTGATGACGGAGACCAATTCAATGTTAAACACGATAATGTTACTCACTTAACATTAGATATGGAAAGCACTGGATTAGATCCAGACCAGTATGACGTTATTACTAGCCATAATAGTTTTCAGTACGCAATTAATCCTATGGCCACATTACGCCATTGGTGGGAATTAGCTAATCCAAATGGTATGCTAATACTACAAGTACCACAAACTACAAATATCAAATATAATAAACATGATATTTCAAATTTAAATAATGAATACCACCATTACACTTTAGTTAACCTAATACATATGCTTGCATGCAATGGATGGGACTGCAAATCAGGAATGTTTAATAAAGGGCTACGTGATCCCTGGATTAAGGCAATAGTTTATAAAGGTAAAGTACCACCACAAAATCCTCGTACTACTTCCTGGAGAGACTTAGTTGAACTAGATCTATTACCCGACTCGGCTGTGAATAGTATTAATCGATGGGGATATGTTAAACAAGAAGATTTAGTGTTGGAATGGTTTGCCGGCCACAACAACTCATATAATACTCACTGAATAAACTACCCAGATAAATACCTATATTAAAAATATAAGGTACTACAATGAATTCAACACCAATTTTTATAGGGTATGATCCAAGAGAAGCAATAGCATACCATGTATGCTCAAACAGTATAATTAGACACGCAACTAGCCCTGTATCCTTAAATCCTCTGGCAATCAATTTGCTTAAAGGATACAAAGAAGAACACACAGACGGTTCTAATCATTTTATCTATTCAAGGTTCCTAGTTCCTCATGTTATGAATTATCAAGGTTGGGCAATTTATATTGACGGCGATATGATTGTTAAAGATGACATAGAAGAACTATGGAACATGCGTGATGAATCTAAAGCAGTAATGGTAGTCAAACATAATTATAAAACTAGAATGAAGTACAAGTATCTAGGATCAAAGAATGAAGATTACCCTCGTAAAAATTGGAGTTCTGTAATACTATGGAATTGCAGTCATCCTGACAATCAACAGATTACCCCAGACTTTATTAAAAATCATAAAGGCAGTTACTTACATAGATTTAATTGGTTACAAGATGATCAAGTAGGGGAACTTCCTAAAATTTGGAACTGGTTACCTGATGAATACGATCCTAATCCAGATGCTAAATTGTTACACTATACGTTAGGTACTCCTTGCTTTCACGAGTTTGCAGATACTCACCAGGCCAATGATTGGCATCAAGAAAGATTGTTTACAGAATATTGTCAACAACGAGTAGACCTATTAGGTGATTAATCCCAACGACATACTCTGTGTTAATAGAAAGAAGAATGATCAACCACCTAGAAATCATCACAAACTAGAAACAACAGCCATGTATAACTTTGCTCTAGGCTGTGACGGAACACCGATTAGTTGGGAAGAAGCACGTGACTATCATGACAATACAATAATATTGTATGGCGCACAAATGATTAAAGCAGTTAAGCACTGCTGGGCAAACAATATTAACTTCTTCTATATTGACAACTGTTATATAGGCAATGTACAAAATAAAAAACAATATCATCGTGTAATACAAAATCATGTACATGACCTCCGTCCGATTATTGAAAGACCAAGAGATCGACTGCAATCAGTTATATGGTTTATAGAATGGATACGAAGTAAAAGTGATCGTAAAGCTAACATGGTTAAACCATCTCTATTACAACCTAAGCCATTTGCTCCGGGACGTAGTATACTAGTTGCACCACCTAGCCCAAAAAGTTTTACATTGTGGGACATTGATCAAGAACAGTGGATTGAAGAAACTGTAAATGAAATAAAAAAACATACCGATCGACCTATTAGGATTAGATTAAAGCGGGCTAGAGATGAAAGATTTGCTGAGAACACAATGGAAGAAGATCTTAAAGAATGTCATTGTTTAGTTACATATAATTCAGTGTCTGCATTAGAGGCATTAATAAACGGCAAGCCAGCATTTACATTAGGACCTAATGCCGCACATCATCTTTGTTATGATGACCTAGCTAAAATAGAAAATCCATACATACCACACAGTGACGAAGTTGATGCACTTCTTAGGCATTTAAGTTACAGTCAGTTTACAAGAAAAGAAATGGCAAGTGGAGCCGCTTGGGACATATTAAATGGCTAACTATACTATTATTAATGATGATGAATTAGCTGATTTTGTTGCAGGGGAATTAATAGCTAAGAGGTTCAGTCAAGGTCCACACTGGCATTTCTGTCAGAAAGTATATACCCAACACTTTAATGGAACTAAATTAGCAACCGAAAAAAGGATTAACAAAGCTGTCATAGCAGATATAACTAAATGGCGCAAGCTAATAAAATTAGAAGTACGATCAATATGGAAATTTAAAAAACGAAAGTTAGTTGGATTTGTTTTAGATAATTTAGATAAAATATGTAGTGCGTACGGTAATGGCAATGTGCAGAAAGGTAGGAGACTATTATTAAACCAATATCTAAAATCTACAACCAACACCCACATGAAGAAATTGTCAGCTGGTATATTTGAAAACAGTAAATTTCGTAATCCTGATACGTATAGTCACCCAGAACAAGACTGTTTAATTAGGAATATTTTAAACAATGAAGAGCTGTTACACAATAAAATAACAAACAATTTTCCACTGTGGTTTATAGACTCAGGATATACCAACTTTGTCAGAGACAGTGAAAGTAAAGAATGGCATAGGTTATGTCGTAACGATATTCATACAGACTTACCTAAACGTACATTTCCAATGGACCGACTGTTAAAAATGATTTTGGATAATCGAAACAGGCTCGACGGATTTCAATTCCCACGGTACTGGAGAGATGGTGGCGACACAATATTAATAATACCTCCTAGTCAACATATTTGTGCTGTGTACGGATTACATCAGACAAAATGGATAGCTGAACAACAGAAAAAATTAAAAACACTTACTAATAAAAATATTGTTGTAAGAGAAAAGACTGGTAGTAGATCAAATCGAACTAGTTTGTATAGAGACTTACTTGCTGACCAATCAATTTATTGTGTAGTTGGGCACAGTTCAAATGCGTTAACTGAATCAGTGTGGGCAGGTGTACCTATAATTACATTAGGCAAGCATGTAACAAATCCTGTCAGTAGAAGCAGTTTAGATAAGATCAATAACCTGTATAGAGATGATATAAGTCAATGGCTATGCTATTTAAGTTATAGTCAATTTACGTCCGACGAGTTATTAAACGGAACTGCTAAAAAAATATTGGAGATATGGCATGTATGATGTAGTTGTATATCTCTCAAGTTTGCCTAGAATAGCGGACCACGATCGCAAAGCACAAATACTAAAAGCATTTGCTGAAGGGTGTCAGCGAGCAGGTGCTAGTACATTTATCCAGACGGAACGTGAAGTTATTCCAGGCCGCCTTGGTGTGTTTATCGGGTGGTATGGACAAACATTTTCTGGACCGCATATACATTTGCGTAAAGCAGTAATAGATTGGGCAAAAAATAATAGACAGCATTGCATGCCTATAGACGGGTCGTGTTTTAAGTTTGTTGACCCTAATAGTCAATATGTTCGTTATAGTCTTGATGGTGTCTATTACAATGAAAATGAATATGCCAATAAAGGCAGTATCAATCAAAAGTGGAATCAAATCAGACATGATCTACGCATGCCTGGAATGAAACCGTGGAGGGAAAACGGTACTGGCAGTCATATTTTAATTTGTTTACAGCGTGACGGTGGTTGGAATATGAAGGGTGCTGATTTAGATCAATGGTTAGCAAATTCAATTGCTTCGATTAGAAAACACACAGAACTGCCTATTTTAATTAGACCTCACCCTAAACGCAAGTGTGATATTACACAGTACTTACAACAAGTAAACGTGTATGAAAGTATAAAAGGTGGATCACTACAGCAGGATCTTGAAGGAGCTCATGCTAGCGTGTTTTATAATTCATCAAGCTCTGTTGCTAGTATTTTAGCTGGCGTCCCTGTATTTGTGGCCGATGAAGATGCTGTAACTTGGGCAGTAGCAAATCATAACATTGACAATATAATGTCTCCAGAGTATCCAGAACGTAGCCAATGGTTATATGATTTAGCCGCGTGCCATTGGAGTGATAGTGAACTTCTTAATGGAAGTGTTTGGAAACACTTTAAACCTTACTTGGCAGACTGAACCATTTCTAATAGTTTTTCGTGTGTGTAACAACCAGAATAACTAGAGTACACCTGTCCAGAACTTTGAGTTATTTCGTCTATATTCCATTGATGAAATTGTGTAGTTAACAAGGCATATATGTTGCAGGTGTATTCAGTTTTAAACTCCATGATATAAAGTTCAGGTACGCATACACTAGTCAGACTAATGCAGGTACCTAACGCATAACCCCAGAGACCTAAACCCAACCTAGTACAATGTCGTTACGAACACGACACAGTTCTCGAGCACCCCATCTGGTTAAATGACCTAATGCTTCGTATTTGGAATAAAATCCTACATCAGGATGGCCTTTTTGTTCAATGACCATTATGGGTTTATATTTTTTAAATGTTTCTTCACCGCCCAATAGGATATTTTCCTCATAGCCTTCGCAATCTACTTTGCAGTAGTCAAACTTGGGTAAGTCTAAATCGTCTATCTTAAACATATCTATAGTACCGTCACCCATTGTGGTAACATCTACGTGACTATGACCTGTGTTCTCAGGTGTAATAACCATGTTAATTTTAGTAGTTTCGTTGCCTAACGCATGAGCACGCATATCAACTTTAGTCATGTCAACATTCTTTTCATAACACGCACGAAAGTCAGCAACGGGCTCAAACGCTATAACTTGTTCAAACTGTTCAGCCATGTCACGACTCCATAAGCCTACATTGGCACCTATATCCAACGCTAGACCTTTGTGTTGCACAAACTCAAATGACTTAGTTCTAACGGGTTCTTGGTAAACAGGTAGCCCGCCTTTTCTGATATTTTTAGTTAACATGCCAACAAAATGGGTGTCGTAATCCGGAAACCACCAACCGTGTTCTTGATACATTATTCATTCTCCTTAATAGATGCCCAATACGGATGGTCAGTGTGTACACCTTGATCTCTCTTGCGACTGTGTCCTTCTTTCTTACGTTTACCTTTAACATGATCTAGGTATTGTCCAAGAGCACTATTAACAAAGGTATGGCCAGCAAAGCCTTTACCATCTGGAGCAGGATTTAAATTATAAAATTCATTTTTAGGATTTTCTCTGTATCGTTTCCAGATAGTGCTCCATACATAACTGTCATGATACTCTTTTAAGTCAAACAATAGGTCATCTGTATACTGCTGGACAAATTCATTTATAAACAGTCTAGTGTTAGGATGTCTTAAATTGTACCCTACCCACCCACATTCTGGATGATATTTGTCACCTCTCCCTAGATATGTAATCATAGCGTTGAACGGCGATATTGATCCCATAAATTCTACAGGTACAGGAGTATGTGTAAGCGTGTCAGCGTCGCACCATACTAGCCAATCAGTGTCTACAATAGTTTTTACTGCTAGCTGTGTAGCAAATACTTTATAACAAAAACGAACAGCGTCCCATTTAAATTGTTTACGTGGATCCTGTGTTTCAACATCTTTACCGTGTGCTCGAAGATTATTTTTGTGTCGTTCAACGAAATCTCTACATTCTTTACTTGCGGCAAGTAGGTCAACTACACGAACGTTTTCTTTAGTAGTTGTTGGACTACAGTTTTCGGTGTACACAACAAGATCAATTTGCTCTGGCCAATACTTTTCAAAAGTATCAATCATCCTCTGTCCGTATTGTTGCATACCTTCTTTGTGGAATGTTGTTATTAGAGTATATTTCAAATTTTTCACCTTGTCCTTCAAAACAGGATACATAGTATTATATTAGCATATATTTATTCGATGAAAACACTGACACATTTTTCTGCACACACTTCACTAAACTCAAAACCAGTCATGTCTGCGTTTTTGGCAAGTGCTAGCAAGCATTTTAAGGTTGTAGAAAATGATATGTCTGCTGACTGTGCTGTCATATGGTCATGTTTGTGGGCAGGACGTATGGCCCCTAACAAAGAAATATATAAACACTTTCGTAGTCAAGGTAAGCCTGTAATTATTATTGAAGTAGGTGCCCTTAAACGAAATATTACCTGGAAGATAAGTGTTAATAATATTACAACTCAAGGCTATTATGGACATCAGGAAAAGTTAGATTATAACAGGCCCAAACAATTAGGGTTAGTACTAAAAACACAGTTAAAAAATAATGGAAAAATATTAATAGCGGCACAGCATCATAAAAGCCATCAACTGGCTAACCTAAACAGTCAAGAAGACTGGATTAATCAACAGATTAAAACGATACAAGATCAAACAGATAGAGATATAGTAGTGCGTAGTCATCCTAGATCACCGTTAACTATTCCTAGCCAACAACCTCGCAAGCTAGAAGGAACATATGATGACTTTGATTTTGATACCGACTACTATTGTGTAGTTAATTACTCAAGTGGTCCTGGCATACAAGCCGCTATTAAAGGAACACCAATAATAACTAGTGAATATAGCCTAGCATATCCGATAAGTAACAACATTAACAAACTGCGCCGCCTAAAGAATAAAGCTACAGAACAATGGCTAACAGAAATAGCTCACACTGAGTATCTACTAGAAGAAATAGAAGATGGTCGTTGGATATCAAGATTGGAATTAGCATTATGAAACAGGTAGATGACTATATGGAAAATGGTATAGACTGTGGTTGTGTATTACACGGTGCATACTATACCTTAGACTATGCTAAGAAATTAGAAGCTGGTCTACGTAGGAACTTTAGTTGTCCTATACGTTTTCACATATGGACTGAAAAAGCTAGAGAAGTACCTAAAGGGTGGCACAAACACGCTCTTAAAGACCTAGGGGTTACAGGACCTAAGAAATCCTGGTGGTACAAGACACAATTGTTTAGAAACAAAGATTTTCAGGGTAGACTGTTTTATTTTGATTTAGACATTGTGGTAGCAGGCAATCTAGACTGGATGCTGAGGTTAGGTAACGAGCAATTTTGGGCAGTTAGAGATTTTCGCTATCTTTGGAAAAAAAACAAATGGAGTATAAATAGTAGCGTAATGGTATTTAATACCAATGAATATTCTGATTTATGGAAAAAGTTCAAACGTAATCATCATGCAATTATGACACAGTATAACGGTGATCAAGACTTTGTAGATGCAGAAGTACCAGAAAGTAAAAAGCGTTGGTTAGACCAAACCCAGGTAAAAAGTTATAGATGGGAAGTAATGGATGGGGGCATGGACTTTGTTTATCGCAACTATCCAAATAGAGGTAAAGACCGAAGCCACATTTTTAAAGATTTAAGTATAATTGTGTTTCATGGAGTACCAAATCCACATGAAATTGACGATAAAGAAGTCCTACCCCATTGGCAACTGGATAAATAACTGTAACAATTGGAGAACATAGCACATGGCTAACAGAACATTTAAAGTATACGGACAAGCATACGCATCAGCAGGTGATGTAACCGCTGTGTTAACCGTAGGCGGAGTAGAAGTATTTAACAGTGCAGTCAATGACTCCACAACAGTTAGAGACGGACAACCAACAGCAACTAATCACTTGTTTTCATTCACATTAGATGAAGCAACAACAGGTAACCTAGCATACTCACTTACTGCAACAGGTGGTGAACTTTGCCTAGGAAAAACAGAATATAACGGTGCTAAAATTGCTAAAATATCAGCTGATTGGATTACATCAAATATACCAGACGAAACTAATGTATCAGCAGAGGCACAAACACACCTTGCAACAGAGTTAGGTGAAACTGCATTAGGCACAGATCTTTACAATGCCTTAGTAGCTGGATCAGTTACACACGCATCAGATGCACAAAGGGCAACAATAGTCGAAGCATTAATGCAACCTAGCTGGACTACGTATGTTGAATCAGATGACACACGTGTAACTGCACAGGTTGACGGTGTAGATATGGTTGACTGGGATGATGACACAGTTAACAAAGTAAATTGGCCAATTCTTGAAGATGGACAAGTATTTACATGTACATGGAATCATACTCCTGATTCATACATAAACCCAAATATGTATTCATAATTAAGTAATCAGGTAATAATTCAAAAACCCCACACTACGTGGGGTTTTTGTTGACCAGTGTTTCTAGATAAAATTGTTTATTATAAAGGCTGATTGTGTGAGCTTGTTTGATCACAGCTTGGTATTCATCACTAGTCAGTGATAGAATGTTATTGATAGTTTCTTGCATTGCTTTCCAACGTTGAGGCCCTGTATAGTGATCATATGTTTCATCCCAACACGAGCTCCACGTTTTAAATCCTAGCTGTCTTAAGTTGTGCAGATAATCTTTTGGTCCATACACTATCATAGGTTTACGACCAAGCAACGGTCGAGTAGTTTTTTCTGTAGCAAAAAATGTAGTGCCCATCGTCCAGGTTTCAGCTACTATCTCAATGTCAAAGTTATTATAATAATTTAATAAACTAAATTGTGGGCCTAGATATTGGTCTTTCTTGTATTGATCTAACACTGTCCTAGAATCTAAACTAGGTATATTAAAAGAACTGGCCCAGTCGCTAAATTCTTCGGGATCATCAACCCAACTGTCAAACATAGTTTTGTCTAAAATATCATAATTATATTTTTCATCATTCATTGAACTTAACAAACAATCTTGTTTTTGTAGCCAATATAGTATACTAAGTCTGGGAATATTTTTCCTCCCAATGAAACATCCTAGTTTGTGATGACCGACGTTAATCGAATCAATTGATAGTGTTTTATATTTCTTAACTGATTCTTGCCACCAATGGTTAAGAGTTTTCCATTTATTAATATTAGTATACAAGTTAGTTTTTTCTTCAAGATTCATAGAATCCAATCTTATAGTATACGGATCACGTTTGTGTATTCTAACATGATTGTCAATCAATTTAATAACATTACTATGAAATAGACTAGGACCTTCGTTATCTGAAGATATTAGAACAGTCTGATCTAAGTTATTCTCTAAAAAAGTTGTTAGTTCATTAGAATTTAATAACTGATCATCATGGATTGATAATTTGAACATTTTCATACGAGTATTTACTACTATATTTTGGTTGACTAATAATTTATAATTTGTTATAATGTTTACATGGCATATAATTATAACTTAGAAAAAGTCAATGCAGATTTATATGATGATATAGATCAGCTAGCCCTAGACGCATCAGGAATGTTTGAACAAAAGCTACAGGAGTTAGGTATTGCATTACCAGATGATGAACTTGAACAATTATACGATTCAATGAGAACGTTAGCATTAAATTCGGTTGACCAATAAATCCAAAACTGCTATAATAGTATTTGAAAGTTAGGAATTAATCATTTACGGGGGTAATGAATATGGTAGCTAAAACTATAAAATTCAAAAAAGAAACAGATGAGCAAATCATCGAGCGTATTGGCAAACGTTTTACTATATTAGATGACATGACTAAAGCCGCAATTTGTGGTGATATAAGAGCAATGATCGTTGTAGGCCCTCCAGGGGTTGGTAAGTCATATGGTGTTGAAAAACAATTAGAAAAAGCAAGTATGTTTACAGAAGTTGCATCAAGACCTAAACAATATGATGTTGTTAAGGGTGCAATGAGTGCCATTGGTTTATACTGTAAACTATTCAACTACAAAGAAAAAGACAACGTGCTAGTGTTTGATGATTGTGACTCAATACTACAAGATGAGTTATCATTAAACATTCTTAAAGCGGCGTTGGATTCAAAGAAAACAAGAAAGATTTGTTGGAACACTGATTCATACAAGTTACGTAATGAAGGTGTACCTGATACGTTTAACTTTGAAGGGTCAGCTATTTTTATTACTAACTTAAAGTTTGAAAATGTTAAAAGTAAAAAACTACAAGATCATTTAGAAGCAATACAATCTAGATGCCATTACTTAGATCTTACACTTGACACTGAAAGAGATAAACTATTACGTATCAAACAGATTGCAGGTACTGGTGCTCTGTTTCAAGACTATGATTTTAATGGTCACGAGCAAGAAGAAATGTTAAACTTTTTACAAGACAATGCAACTATGGTAAATGAACTTAGTTTACGTATGGCACTTAAGATTGCCGATCTTAGAAAAGTATCTAATACAAATTGGCAAGAACTAGCAAGAGCAACCTGCATGAAGCGAAGATAATTTGTTCGTTTCGTGTTCATAAAGGGTGTTGATGGTTGACACCCTTTCCCCTTTTATATATACTATATAATATGAAGCAAGCATTATTACACATTAAAGATGAAGTCAACGTAAAAATTGAAGGACTTGAACTGGATGTCCGCAAGAAGCTAGTTGACATGTTCAAGTTTGAAGTTCCAGGTGCACGATACATGCCCGCAGTTCGGTTGGGCAGATGGGACGGAAAGGTTGGGTATTTTCAGCTAGGAGGTAGTACCTATATCAATTTGTTAGATGAGATATTACCGGTACTTGAACAATATAACTATGAGGTCGATCTTGAAGATTACAGGGACTACGAAAGAACGTTTAAGTTTACTCAGGTCAAAGAAGATAGTTATAGCCATTTAGTCTGGGATCCAACACATCCAATAGCAGGACAACCAATAATGCTTAGAGATTATCAAGTTGAGATAATTAATAAGTTTTTATCTAACCCGCAATGCTTACAAGAAATAGCAACAGGTGCTGGTAAGACCTTAATCACAGCAGTGCTAAGTCATAGTTGTGAACAGCACGGTCGTACAATAGTTATAGTACCAAACAAAAGTTTAGTTACACAAACAGAAGCTGATTACATCAACATGGGATTAGATGTTGGTGTGTACTTTGGCGACCGTAAAGAGTTTGGAAAGACACATACTATATGTACATGGCAAAGTCTAAACATTTTGCTTAAAGGATCAAAAGCACATGCTGTAGATATCACAATTGATGAGTTCCTACAAGATGTTGTCTGTGTTATGGTTGACGAAGTACACATGGCCAAAGCAGATGCATTAAAAACTTTGTTAACGGGAGTTATGTCTCAGGTACCAATTCGTTGGGGACTAACTGGAACGATACCTAAAGAAGCATATGAACGTATGAGCTTACGTTGTTCAATAGGCGATGTTATAGGTAAACTGTCAGCAAACGAATTACAACAGGAAGGGGTGCTTGCTAACTGTCATGTAAATGTAGTGCAGTTAGTTGATCATGCAGAATATACTTCGTATCAGGATGAACTTAAATATCTATTAGAGACCAAAGACCGTATGAAGTATATGGCTGACCTAATTACTAAGATTAGAGCAAGTGGGAATACTCTGGTGCTAGTGGATAGAATTGCTCCAGGTCAGGCGTTAACTGAACTAATTAAAGATGCAGTGTTTGTATCAGGGGCTACTAAAGCCAAAGACCGAAAGGATGAGTATGATGAAATTGCAACAATGGACAGTAAAGTTATTATTGCCACTTATGGCGTTGCCGCTGTGGGTATTAATATCCCTCGTATTTTCAATCTTGTTCTTGTTGAACCTGGCAAGAGCTTTGTTAGAGTCATACAAAGTATAGGTAGGGGAATTAGAAAAGCAGAAGACAAAGACTTTGTGCAGATATGGGATATAACATCAACATGTAAGTTTGCCAAACGACATTTAACACAACGTAAGAAGTTCTATAGAGAAGCGAACTATCCGTTTGAAGTTGAAAAAATAGAATGGAAATAGTTCTTGACAAACACGCCACAGCAACTTATAATAAGGGTACTATGCAAATACTTACATTAGAAAACACAAAGTACGATCTAGACACACTGCCTGACGAAATAGATGATATGCGTTTTAGCATATTAGATAACAGTGATCCAAGTAATCCAGATTATCATTGGATACCGTTAATCTTCTTAGAGAGTTTTAATAGCCCAGCATTGGTATTAAAGATAGGTGAGCATACTATTAAGATGCCTGTAGATTGGCAAATATTAATTGGTGAACCAGATGTGGGTGATCTAGAAGTATTACCACTAACGTCAATTAATGATCGAGGGTTTAGAGCATTTCAGTTTAATAGTTTAACAGACTTTAGACCAAGTTTCCTAGACATAGAAATTGTAGATGTCTATCAAGATGTTTCGTGGTACTCACCAAAATTAAAAAATGGGCAGTTACTAGCAATACCTTTAGAGGACGGGCCTACTCCTAAATGTTGTTATTTTGTCAAAGACATAAGTCGTAACTGTGAGATTGTTAATTACACTTTATCATTCTAATGGCAAATAATAGTTCACCTTTATACATTGGCAATGAAATGGCGGCCTTTGATCGTAAAGACAGAGACTACTATGACAAGTTTACTGACGAAGAAAAGAAACAGTTCTCAACATACCTGATGTTACGTTATGGTGCAAGTGTTGGCGGAGCTGAAGACTTACAAGCATATTACTTAATGGCAACTAACAAGTTTGTAAACAAGTACTTCTTTGACTTAAACAAGCACACAAAACTACAATGGTTGATGTGTACAGCAGTTAGTCCTAACATGGGCAAACAGTTTCACTATTGGCTTGCGGCCAAAAAGAAAGAAGGTAAGTCAACTAACAAAATAAGAAAAGTAGTAGCAGAATTGTTTCCAAACATGAAGTCAGACGAGATGGATATGTTTTTAGAAATGAATACAGTTAAAGAAATTAAACAATACGTTAAAGAGTTAGGATGGGATGACAAGCGAATTAAAGCAGACTTTTAAATGTAAGTATTGTGATCGTGAGTTTCGTAAAGAAACTACGCTAGCAGTGCATGTCTGCGAGCAAAGGAAACGCTTTCAGCATAAGAATGACCCAGCAAGTCGAACAGCATTTCAAAGTTACTTAAAGTTTTATGAAACTACTCAAGGATCAGCAAAGACAAAAACGTTTGATGCCTTTGCAACATCAGCATACTATAAAGCATTTATTAAGTTTGCTAATTATTGTGTAAATTCTCGTGTTGTTAATTCAGTTAGATTTACTGAATGGTTGCTGAAAAACAATAAACGTATAGACTATTGGGGCAGTGACAAGATGTATGACGAATTCTTAAAGGAATATATCTTTAGAGAAAATGCCACAGACGCATTAACCAGAGCATTAGAAACATCAATGGATTGGGCAGAAGAAGTTAACTCACCAAGTGAAGACTTTTTAAGATATGGAAATACTAACAAACTTTGTCATTATATAGTTACTGGCAGAGTAACAGGATGGATTATATTTAATTGCCCAACAGGACATGACCTATTAGAGAACCTAAATCAAGAACAGTTAGCTATTGTTTATGAATTTATTAATCCTGACCGTTGGTCAAAATTATTAAAAGATTATCCAGGTGATACTGAATATGTTAAGGAAATGTTAAAACAAGCAGGATGGTAAAAAAAAAAATGAAATTAACAGTATTAGGTGACAGTTATGTTACTCCAGGAGTTTGTGTTGACCCTAAAGATAGTTTTTGGGGGTTGCTTGCTAAAGATCTAAGTATCGCAACAATAGATAATTATGCAACATCGGCATTTAGTTTAGATAGCATAATACATATCCTGTTAAACGAAGACATTGATTTTAGTCAAAGTTATTTTATTATAGGGATTCCGCCTATTATGCGTGAAGCATATTATTCAGAGGAGATAGGACATACATTAACGCTGAAAACTTTTAATGATTTTGAGAAAAAAGCAACGCCAATTAGTTGCTTAGAAAATGTTGATAACATACAGTTTCATGATAGGTATGATAATGATTACACAAAAGTTAATGTTTTTAGCTCTGAATGGCGTGAGGTGCAAGTAATAGAAAAAATATATCTAATACATCAATTCTTATTGTCCAACCACGCTAAGTTTGTTATACTAAATTTAAGTGTTCCTTTTGTGTATCAAGATATGTGGCCAGCGGGCAAAGAAATTATAAAGAAAGTTTACAACCTTAAAGAGTGTAATCTTTTTGAAGACACTTATCAAAGCGTTAATGAAAAAGATGGAATTAAACCAGCTGACTTTGATGAATATAAATGGATGGGGCATCACGGACCTGAGGGCAATCTGAATTATTATAATAAAGTAGTAAAACCATTGGTAACTAATTTAGGATGGTAAAATTTAATACAGACGTTGATATTGACTTCGCTGATCGCGATGATATACTTAAATTAATTAAGCACACTTCTGCAATGCAGAATAATGATCAGGGCATGCGTAAACATAACTCAGGAGTGTATGTAACAGACATTCCTTATAACCCATTGACAGACACAGCATCAATTGATTACCATTCAGCTGAAGAACGAGGTTATTTTAAGATTGATTTCCTTAACGTCAATGTTTACAAGTTGATTAAAGATCAGGCACACTATAACGAGCTGTTAGCAAAGGAAACACCTTGGCATAGATTAAAAGATAAAACATTCTTTGAGCAAGTAATACACATTGGTAATCATTATGATCTAGTAGGTGATTTAGCACTAGATACAATACCACGTATGGCGATGTTTCTGGCTCTGATAAGACCCGCAAAAAGATATTTAATAGGTAAAATCTGGGCAGATATAAGTAAAGACATATGGACTAAAACAGACGAACAATACTTCTTTAAGAAGTCGCATGCAGTAAGTTACGCAGTGTTGGTAACATTACATATGAAATTACTAGATGAAAATTTACATACACGAGAGCAGTAAACTCAGAGACTTTTATTCACGAGCTGACCATTATTCAACAGCAGAACTACCCAACCTCCCCAAAGACGCAATAAAAATAATACCAGTAGCTACCTACTGTAAAGATAGTTCCGCACACATAGATTATATTAAGAATACTAGCGAACATGTTGTGTTAGAAAATTGCATAGAAGGCTCTAGCACGCTTATTAGACACCTTGATAATGACGGTTTGTTAAAGCTAGCATTAGATAAAAAGTTTAGCGTTATTTGCTCAGGAGAAATGCCTGAGCAAATGAATTCATTAAATATTGAATATATGATGTGGCTAACTGGTAACGCTAATCAAGACATCAAACATCTTATGATACGCCAGTACGATCGCCCTTATACATTTTTATTTCTTAATAACAGGATAAGAACGCACAGGAGCAGATTAATTAAAGAGCTACTTGAGCCAGGACTACTTGATAATGCGTTATGGTCAAATATTAATATGGATGACTCAAAAGCAATTCATGGAAATAAATTACCAGCAGAGTATGATCAACAGACTGGTAAAAATCTAATAGACTGGGACACCTGGGCCGCCGGACCTGTTATAATTAATCAATATACTGATACATACTTTTCAGTGTTTGCTGAAAGTACTGTGTTGCATAGATATAGTTTAATATCTGAAAAAACTTGGAAGCCGATTATAGCAGGTCACCCTTTCTTGGCATTAGCTAGTGCTAATCATTACAAACGATTAAAAGAATTAGGATTTAAAACATTTGATGGTATTATCAGAGAAGACTTTGCAGGCATGAATAGATGGCAGGACAGCGGTACTTGGATAGTAACGGAAATAAAAAGATTATTAAGTTTAGACCTTGATCAATTTGTACGAGACTGTCAACCAATATTAGATTATAACATTGAACACTTTTGGAAGTTATGGAGCAATTACGGAACAGACACTAGCGATCAGATTGATCTATTTCTTACTCAACTCGACGAACAAGTGTAATTGATTTTTTCTTAGTACGTTTCTTTGCTAAATCACTTAAACTAATACTTGGGCCTAATAGTATTACTAAATCTTTATTAATAAATGTGTGTAAGTAAGGTTTAAATATTGACCATTCTTTTCTAAGGAATATGTTAATTGGTATTGAGCGATTTGATTCCCACCACCAGACATTAGCAAGTTCTAAGAACCGTTGTTTTAATTCTAAATCTACAATTCTGCCAAAGTCATAGAGAGTAGTAACAGTAGTGTCGCGATTTTGCATAATACCAACGTACTCGGCACCAGCATAACTGACTACTGTAACAAATGGATACTTGTCTGATAACTCTTTAAAGAATTCATTACTCATTGACTGATAAATACTCTATATGTTTACAACTCAAGTCTATTTATATAAGCAAAAACACCAAGTGGTATTACGAGATACCACTCAGGCTCTAACATCAGTGAGGTACAATCCCGTGTATGCAAAAAAACTAAAATTACACAAAGGCACAGACAACGTCTTAGTGTTTACATTTGTTAATCAGGACCAAAAACCTGTTAATAATTCCACAGCAACCTTTACATTTAGGTTAATCAATGGTGAAGGCAGTGATCTAATTCTTGCTAAAACTATGGATGCCATTGACGCTACTAAAGGTACTGCATCGGTTACAGTAACTGAGCAGGATTTAGATTCAATAGATATACAAACGGCACACTATACAATTGAACGCAGTCTTTCAACTAGTGCATTAAATGATGCAGTATTTGTTGATGACAACCTTGGAGGTAGAGGTGTTGTTGATATTGTTAATTCAATTATGCCGACACACACCCAAAGTACAACAGTTACAATTCCAAGTTTCAATGATGTCGCAGGTATTACTACTCATTACTCAAGCGAATGGAATGGTACCAATGATGTTCAATCACTACAATACAAACCTAGTGCATTTACTGGAGACATTCAAGTTGAAGGTGCAACAGCAGATGATAATTTATGGTATAACATAGGGTCGGGGATTTCTTTGTCGGCATCTAGCTCAACCGGATATATAACTGTATCAGGTTACCATCCGTATCTTAGGTTACGCATAGAAGAAACAAGTGGTAGCATATCAGAAATTAAAATAAGATAGGCACTATTTGAACAAAATCAAAAAAATCGTTGGATTCGGTGACAGCTGGATTTACGGTGACGAACTATTAGATCCTACACTAGCTAAACAAGATAAAGAAGCACACTCTTGTTGGACTCAAAATGTAGACTACAGAGAAACTAACTGTTTCTTAGGTCAATTAGGTCAGCACTATGCTGTCCCTGTTGAAAACTTTGGCATACCAGGTGGTAGCTTACAAAGTGCTATGTGGACTTTTCTTTGGTGGTTACGACACGAACCAAATCCAGAAGAATGTTTAGTATTACACGGTACAACAGACAATGATCGTTTTAGTTTATTTGATCCTGAGCATGTACATTATTCAAATGATCCTGTTTGGAATAAATTTATCCATTCAGCGTGGGTAGAATATGGTAGCAGTGTTATTCCTGAACACTTTCGAGATGTAGGTAAAAAGTTAATCGCGTATAGTGATTGTGAAGAACTACGTCAATACAACTATGAACAAGCTGTTGGATTATTTGATGGTAAGAGTGCTAGATTAAACATACCAATGCTACAATTCCATATTATGCCACCAGTTACTCCTGTAGATGTTCCTACATTGTTATGGCCTGAGCGTAATTACTGTAGTTGGATAGTAAGACATCCTGAGAAAGAATTAGTTACATGTCCGGGAGGACACCCCAATGAAATTGGTCACAAA